AAAACGAAATTCTCGACCACATCCTTGGAACCGGCGCATATACAATGCCGACCACAGTTTACGTTGGTCTATCAACCGGATCGTTTAATGACGATAACAGCGGCACTGAACTGACCGGCAACAACTATGCCCGCGAGAGCATCAGCTTTGGCGCTGCCGCCTCTGGCACCGCATCAAACGACGCGGCTGTTGAGTTCAATGCGGCCACAGGCTCTTGGGGTACGGTTAGCCACTTTGGCATTTTTGATGCTTCGACTTCAGGCAATCTGCTGATCCACGGCGCATTGACTGCAAGCAAAGTCATTGAGACTGGCGACATCTTGAAAATCGCAATTGGTGATATGGACATCACCGCAGCTTAAAGGCGGATAGATGACAACCGTTGCACCACTAGACAGGATTACCGGCACCGTAGACGCCCTACCGTTTACCGTTGACACGGTAGGCGATAAGATTGCTTGGACTGCCGTTGCCTTAGATCATATGGATAGTTGGGGCAATCTGGATAGTTGGAACTACGGAACGCTGGAAGCCCTGAGCCTTGAGGTAAAGGTTGCAGCCGGTAGCGCCGCAACCTCAGCCGCCGCATCCGCGTCAGCATCAAAACTAAAAGGCATCTCAGCGTCTGTTTCTGCCTCAGTGGCGGTGTCTGCCGCTGTCGAGCGAGTAAGGCCAGCCGCAGCAAGCGTGACCGCCGTGAATACAGCCTCAAGCGCGTTTGCCCGCGTCAGGCCGTTTGAGGCTTTGGTGAACGCTGTCGGCACGGCAACCTCTGACCTCAACCGCGTGCGTCCTATGGCTGCCTCCGTAGCCATCTCAGCAAGCGCGACATCAAGCTCCAATTTTGTGACGTTAGGCGCAGGAACGGCCAGCATAGCGGTGACGCAGGCAACAAGCGTAGTGGCTGAATTTGCTGGCGTTGGCAATGAGCAAGTGGAAGTGACTGGCAGCTTAAAAATGACTATACTCGGCGAGGAATGGTCGGTGGTTACTCCGACTACACCTTCTTGGGCGTCAGCGGCAGCAGGCGCACCGAGTATTTGGTCAACGCCGCCAGCAGGCGCAAGTGGGAACTGGTTAGGACAATGATAAAATTTGGCGAATGGCTGCCAGACCAGCCAGCATTTATGAACGCAGGCGTCTTGACCGCAGAGAATGTTATTCCTGCGTTTAATGGCTATCGTCCACTGAACCAGTTTATCAGCTTCAGCAATGCGGCCAGTGGCACGATACGAGGCGTTTATGCTGCAAAGGACAACTCTGGAAACGTAAAGCTGTTTGCTGGTGATGAAGCAAAGCTATACTCATTTAATGCCTCAACAAACGATCTTGATGACGTTAGCAAGGCTGGTACCCCGGCATATGATTTAATTGGCGCAGAAAAGTGGAAGTTTGTGCAGTTTGGCGAGTATGTTATCGCCTCAGGCGGCGTTGGCGAAGAACTGCAAAAATGGCAGCTAGGAACGGACACTGCATTTTCTAATCTTGGCGGCACCCCGCCAAAGGCTGATTTTCTTGCTGTTGTGCGTGATTTCGTATGGACAGCCAATGTTGACAATGGGTCAGGCCGGATACCGTACCGATGCCAGTGGTCTGGGTTCAACGATATTGAAAGCTGGACTGCCGGAGTTGACCAAAGCGATTTTCAGGAGCTGCCCGACGCTGGTGCAATCACCGGAATGGTAGGCGGTGAATATTGCACCATCTTGTGCGAGAAGGCTATCTTCCGCGCCACATACACTGGCCCACCGCTAATCTGGCAGTTTGATAAGGTTGAAAGCCAGCGTGGCTGTAGCATACCCGGCTCTGTGTGCAACTATGGATCGACTGTCTTCTACTATTCAAACAACGGCTTCCATATGTTTGATGGCCAGAAAAGCACACCTATAGGTAATGAAAAGATAGATAAGTTTTTTGCGAAAGACTTTAACTCAGCATATAAAAACAATATGACTGCGGCGGTTGACCCTCTCAACCAGATTGCAGTTTGGTCTTACACTAGCGTTTCAAGCACGACTGGCCGTCCAGACCGTTTGTTGATTTTTAACTACGCCTTGGGTCGTTGGTCTATTGGAAACGTGGAGGCTGATTTTATCGCGCCATTCTTTAGCGCCGGTTACACGGTCGAGGACTTAGACAATCTATCCGCCACGCTAGATGGCCTAAGCACTGTCCTAGACAGCCAGTTGTTTAGAGGTGGCGAGTTCTTCTTTGGCGGTGCAGTCGGAGACAAATTGTTCACATTCACTGGCGACCCGCTTCAGGCGACAATCACAACTGGTGAGGCCACGCTCAGTGTGGGCAAGCACAGTATTGTAACGCGTGTGTACCCATATCATGAGGACGGCACTGTGGAATTGTCTGTCGGCTTGCGTGGGACGCCCACAGACACAGTCGTGTTCCAAGCTGGCGGGACAACAAACGCCAGTGGGTTTGTGCCGTTTAGGGCTGCGGATAGGTATCAGCGTGTCAAAATGTTGCTTAGTGGCAATTGGTCTTTTGCCCACGGCATTGACGTTGAGGCTAGAGAGGTTGGCCGTCGATGACTATTGAGCAGCGCACCACAAACTTTCGGATACTCAATCCTGTTACTGCGACAACAAGAGAAATCGCAGAGGTGCTAAACCGCACGATTAACGGTGGTCTAAACAGCGTTGGTTATGTGACTTTCCCTTCAAACTCAACGCAGACAACAGTTCAAGAGCCGCGCTATTCGACATCTAGCTTAGTATTTTTTACTGGTGTTGACCACGACCCTTGGCATCACAATCCATATATTGATGCCACAAGTGTAAACGGAACTATGGTTATAAATCATGACAACCAAGGACACGACGCAGACTTCGCCTACCTTATTATTGGGTAAGGACAGGATCAAAGCGAAGTTTGAGGAAAACAGAAAATTTATTGCGGATGCGCTTGAGTATTCTGGCGGCACGCACTCAATAGAAGACGTGTACCTTGCCTGCGCCACTGGTGAGGCACAGTTACATCCACTGGAAAAGTCGTGTATTATAACCGAAGTTGTTGACTACCCCAGCCTAACCGTGTGCCGAATATGGCTTGCAGGCGGTGACTTGGATGAGCTGGTTGAGGCTGAGAAGTCTATCGCAGTTTGGGCTAAGTCTCAGGGCTGCGACGCGATGGAGATCAATGGCCGCAAGGGCTGGCAAAGACAACTGAAAGATTACACCGCAACGTCGGTGGTTTTGACAAAGGATTTGAGAAATGAGTAAAGGCGGCGGTGGCGACACCAGACAAATCACACAGACAACTAGCGCACCAGCATACGCGCAACCGTTTTTGGAGTTTGGTTTATCTGAGGCTAAAAACCTATACCAAGATCAGCCAACTTATTACCCCGGTCAGACCACTATAGGATTTTCGCCTGAATCCGAAATGGCCTTGTCAGGCACCCGCCAGATGGCGATTAACGGATCGCCGTTTATTGGTGCAACGCAAGACGTTGTGATGCAAAACCTGATGGGTACTAACCCGCTGATGAGTGCAGCCTTCCGCCCTGTCGTCGAGCAGATGGATGCTAGAGCCTCTAAGGCTGGCCGGTATGGCTCAGGGTACGAGCAGGCTGCATTGGCTGGTGCGTTAGCGCCTATGGCGCTACAAGCGCAGCAAGCGGCTATTGCTCAGGCTCCTCAGGCGCGTGAGTTCGGCTTTGCTGACCTCAACACCCTTGCCGGTGTTGGCGGGGCGCGTGAGGCACAGTCTGCGGCTGAGTTGCAAGCTGACATCGAGCGCTTCAATATGGAGCAGCAGCAGCCTCTCACATCCTTGGCCAATTATATGGCAACCGTTCAGGGTGGTACTGTTGGCGGGCAATCAACCAAGCCGGTCTTCAAAAATACCGCAGGAAACGTACTCAGTGGCGCATTAGGCGGCGCGGAGTTGGCGGGAATGATACCCGGTATGGGCGGTGGTGTGGGTGCTGGACTTGGCGCTTTGGCTGGGCTTTTGGGTTAGGGGTTAGGGCATGAGCGTTTATGACAGATTCAACCGACTGCTTCAGGGCAGAGCGCCTGTGCCGCAGGCAAACATTATGCGCCAATATCAAACGCCTGATGGGGTTACACCTGTTATGGCGTTGCCTCGACCTACTCCGCCTCAGTCGTCAGTGATGGCAAATCAGCAGCTATCGCCGCTAATGCAGGAAGTTGTGCGCCGCGCTCAGGCGTCTCGCATGACGCCAAGAGCTGGTCAGGTTAGCTTGCCGACCCCCGCAACCGCAGCGGCTGGACAGCCTGCGCCTGAGATGACATTTGGCCAAAAACTAATGCGGCCACGCACGCAAGGCATGCTGGGCGCTGCCGCCGCTGGCTTTGAGGCTTCAGGCTACCAAGACCGTCCGGTGTCATTGGGTCAGGTTTTAGGCCGTATGGGTACTGCCGGAATGAAGTCTTACGCCGCCGCTGAGGATCGCATTTCGGCTCAGAAGGCTGGGGAATTAACAGAGCTTTTGACGCGGGCTAAGATTGGCACTGAATTGGCAAAGAGTGGTCAGGGGTTTAAGGGAACTAGCCTTACAGCTCAAGACAGCAATAATGTTTTAACGCTAGGCCCAAAAGTTGCTAACGGCACCGCCTCGGCCCCTGAAGCAGCAGCTTATAATATGTCTTGGCAGCGCCTATCTCAGCCAAAGCCAGAAACCAGAACTGCACCAGACGGCACCGTAACAACGGTAACGGTTCCGGGTATGGACTTAACAGGGTTTCCTGTTCCAGCAGGGCTTGAGGCTGGTGAAAAAGTTATCGGGGAAGAAGCGCCAAAATTTAATAACGACGAAAAACTAGCAGGGGCTTTCACAAACAGGATGATTGAATCTACCTCAACATTTGAAAATGTCACGGCTGGGGGCTATGACCCAGCTAATATGAGGGATTTTGCG